CAGAAGAAACAACGATCCAGTTAGCACCACCTCTAAGAGTTGATTTGTGGATTTGTGCAGAAAGTTGGTTAATAGCTGTGATAAGAGTTTGGTTCCAGTCTTTTTGAGTGTAAGCTACAGTACCGGTAGAGATTCTTCTCCATCCGTTGTAGTCCCATCTCAAGTTCCAAGCTGCACCTTTTCTCAAGTCACGAAGAATTTCACGGTCGATTTCAGCCGCAACTTGTTCAGACAATAATGCTGTTAATTCAGCTTCAGCATCGATGTTATGGAAAGCCGCAACGTCCTGAGCTAATTCAGGTGACCATTGAGCTCTTAGTTTTCTTTCAGTTACAGAAACAGTTACTGATTCTAAGTCGAAAGAAACTTCACCAATTTTATCTTCGAATTCAAGTTCTTCGTATCTTTTGTAGAATGCGATGAATGAACCACCTGAAGTTGCTTCAGTGATTGTTGTACCTGTGTAACCATCTAATGAAGATGAACCACAATCAGCACAAGCCGGACAAGATAAGTCAACTTCAACTAAGATACAACCATTAGGTGAACAAACGTCATTGTAAGAACCACCATTACCAGTTGATGGCCATGAAGTTGGTGCAGTTGTATAGTTAGGATTAACGATACCTCTACCATATTGTTGAGTAACAACTCTAAACAATAAAGGAAGATAAGAACCAGTACCTCCAGTGATTACATTACATGGTGTTGAGCTAAATGTCAATCCTGCAGCACCAAAAACTTTAAGGTCTGATAAGAAAGTTTCAGTATCAACCTCATGTCCATCAGGACCAATTAATTTACCATAAGAAGTTGGTTGGAATCCACAAATTTTAAGAATAAGTTTTCTAACCTGTGTAGGTTCAGTGATTTCATAGTTAACTAATTCACCATTAGACCAAGTTTGTACTGTAGTTTCAGCAGTAACCGCTGACCACTGACCTTTTGAATAGTCAAACAAACCTGGAGGATTTAATCCAGCTTCGTTACCTTCATAGAATAAATCATAAAGATTCTTTTTAAACGCATAAGGTCCACTATAACCAGTGGCAAAATCAGTACCTTGACCAGGATAATTATTAGGTGCTCCTACAGGTGCATAGTGTTGACCTGAGTAATCAACACCTTGACCAGGAGTTGCTCCTGAAACATAACCTTGGATTTTAGGTACGAAGTAGAACAATTTACCGATAGGTAAGTTCATAGCTTGTACCGATACGATATCATTTGCTAATAATTTAGAGAATACTCTTCTTACGATTGGAAATACTACAGTTTCGAATGAACCTGAGCTAGCGTCAGAAGTTGCTTCGTTGATTAAGAATGATGCTTGGTTTTCATATAACTGTGCAACATTTTCTTTTAGATGACCTCTAAGACCATCAAGGAATCCTAATCTATCCCATTTGTTAATTGTATCTTCTTTGATAACTTTAAGGTGTTTCAAACCAATATTACCAACAAGACCGCTTTCTAATAATGCTCCCATTTTGTATTTGTTTTTGTTTTTTTGTTTATTTATTTTAATTTTGACATTAAATCCTTCATTCTAAGGAATTGAGGATTCTCATAAGTTTTAGATTCAATCAAATTAACTGCTGAACCAGTTGATGGTGCTTTTTCAATTTTTCTTTCGATTGATTCTGTAATTTGACTAGACTTACTTGTTGTAAGTTCATCTTTAATAATTTTGTACAAATTCTTTGATTCTTTAAGAGTTTCAACACCATCAAATCTTTGCAGAATATTAATTTTTTCTTGTTTTGAAGTTGAATGTTCAGTAAACAATCTAGTTGCGTACGCCAAATTAGAATTGAATATTGCGACTTCATTTAATTTATTTCTGAAAACATTTAATGCTTTTCTGTACTCTTCATTTTTCTCTCTAAGGATTTCAAGTTCTTTTTCATCGACAGATTCGAAAGTGAGATTTCTGTTTGGAGTAATTCCTTTTCTAAGTCCACGTCCTGATTTTGAACCCATTCCGTAAGTACGTGAAGCTTCAGTTGCTTCAGTTTTTTTACCCATTACAGGTTTCATTGGTTTCATTGGTGATTTCATCATACCTTCTTTGGTTTCTTTTTTCTTAGTAGGTTTGATTTCAAAGTCACCACCATGTTCACCATCGAATTCAAATTTCACTTTTTTACCAGAAGACTTTGGCATTTTTGAACCTTCAGGTTGTTTTTTCATTTTGTATCCGTGTACGGCACCATATTTGAAATCGGCTTTACCCATACCTTCACCTTTTGCTTTGAAAGATTTTTTTGATTCTGTTACGAACTCATCTTCTTCTTCAAAATTTTCTTCTTCAAAATCTTCTTCTTCAAAATTTTCTTCTTCAAAATCTTCTTCGTCCATTACAATTTCATAAATGGTTTCATCATACATTTCATCCATGTAATCTCCTTCACCTAATCCACTCATGTATTCAGAATCTTCTTTAAACCCCAATTCACTAGGTTCCATATCGAAATCTTCTTCTTCATACATTTCTTCATTGAAGAAATCTCCTTCTCCTTCTTCTTCTTCTTCTTCTTCTATTCCATAATCAACTCCAGCCATTTCCCACATTTCATCGAATTCAACGTCGCTTTCATTTACAATCATGTACTCTTTACCAGTTCCGTTATCTTTTAAACTGATGTTTTGAGAACTGTCTTTTGTAACAACGATTTCATCTTCAGGACCCATAAGTTTGAATACTTTCAAAACTTGTGATGTAGGTGCATTTGTTAAGTCGATTGTGTCAGGTGATTCCATATCAGGTTCAGACATATCATCGTTTTCCATGTCCATAGGTTCATCATCTTCCATGCCCATAGGTTCATCTTCCATGTCATCCACTTCAACTTCCTCTTCTTCATCTTCAATATCATCTTCTTGTTCAAAAAGAGATTCTTTTACTAGTTCTTTGATTTCTTTGCTCATTACTGAACCAAGTATTCCTTTTGCATTTTCGGCAACCGCTTCTTCCAAATTTTTCATTTGGATGATTGCATCTTCTAAAATTGATTTGTCTTGTGCCATTCTTTATTTTTTTGTTTTTATATAAATATTATCATTTGTTAAAAAATCTTTTTTTAATATAGTTAACAAATTAAATTTTTTATTTATCAATAAATATTATGATTTCTGTAAATAAAAAAAGGAGAGTAAAAAATTACTCTCCTTTTTAATTTTTTTTCAATTTTTGTTACTCAATCACTTCGTCAATTTTACTTTCTACTATTGCGGTAATTCTCCAATCAAAGGTATAATGTTCGTAAATTTTGGTTACTTTAGCTTCCACATCTGTTGGTGAAAACCCCATAACCAATTTTTCCAATTTTATCTTTTTTTTCTTTCCTGTTTCTTCGTCAGAAAACTCTTCTGAGATTTTCGCAACAAAATATTTTTGGTTGTCTTCCATGATTATATTTTTTTTTAATTATTAGATAATGAATGATAGACAATCTTTCTTATAAAATCAATAAATTAAAATCCGTATTTAGATAATTTTTTCATTAAGTCCAAAGATTTATTACCACTACTTCCAACATTTCGTTCAACAGCCATTCTTTTTTCATCATCTAGATTTTCTTCAAACATATGTTTGTCCTCTTTATTTAAAAATAGATAAGCTCCAGGTGTTGATGGTGATGATACCAAATCAAAACAAATTAATTCAAAGTCATCTTGTACTTCATTTTGTTCCCCAACCTTCTTCAATGAACCAACACCACGAGAAGAAATACCAAGAGTTACACCTTGTCTTAGGTAATTTGCTGCCATATCACCTTTAGTTGATACTATTCCTCTTTCATGAAAACCAGGACTTGTCAATAATTTTAATTTACCCATTAATACAGGACCTTCCCACCATACTTCACTAATCAAGTGAGAAACTCTATCTAAATCAATTAAGGAAGATTCAGGATGATTTAATTCGGAAAGGGAGGTTCCCTTTTGAATCATTTTTTTATAATTCTCAGCTTCCCTTTTTAATATCTTTTCAGGATAAATTCTACCGTTTCTATTTGGGGTATTATATTTTTGAAGTACAGCGTAAAACTCAAATGGTTTTGAGTGATCTAACATTGTTTTAGATTCTTGCAACATTTTTGCATTGAACCCATCTGAAGGAGAAACCCACCCATCATTTTCTATCAATATACCTTTTCCTGATTCACCAGGGTTTAAAATTCTTAAACTCATCTTTAATTTTTCTTTATAAATATTAAAGATTATTGATTTATTGAATTTATTGTGTCGTTTTTATCTTTTTTGGTGAGAGTAAATTCAAAATATTCGTTTCTATTGAAATTTTGATTAATGATATTTTTAACCATCAATTTTAAATAATCTTTTATTTTCTGACATTTAAAATCTACATCGGATTCTTTTAGATAAAAATTAATTTCCAAATTTAAAAAAGATTTCTTCCCAAGAGTCAATCCGCTCGATCTTAAATCCAAATCAACAATAAATTTGTCATCAAATAAATCGTTGTTAATAGTATTGTAAATGGTATGTTTTATTGCTCGTGATAAATTAAGGACAACACGGTTCCAATTATCAGAATCTTTGGTTGGTTCTACCCAAGTTTGGATGTTTAAGTAGATTGATTTAAGTTCAAATGAGTCAACCGTTCCGTATGTTACTTTGGCTATTTTGAATCCATGTATTTTTGTTGTTTTACCTTTTTTCATTCATATATCTTTTTCAAGTTTATTTTTTTGAAAAAAATAGATAATTATGGATTAATAGTCAAAATTTTTTTAAATTAGTTAAATATGATAATAGTAAAAGTAGACAGTAAAACGCCAATCGAAAAATCATTAAAACTTTTCAAGAGTAAAGTCATTAAAACCAAACTTATGACGGAATTGAAGAGTCGAAAAGAATTTACCAAAAAATCAATAATTAGAAGAAATGTAATGAACAAAGCGAAATATGTTCAAAACAAAAAATTCACATCAGAAAACTAAAGACTTTCTTTCAAACCTTTCAATCTGAAATATGAAAACTTATCAAATTTTTCAGATTCTATTTTTGAAATTGTTTCCTTTATTTTTTCCGATGTTTCAGAATCAGAACTTTCATTGATTGTTCTTAATTTGTTAATAACATCTTCTTTAACTGTATGGTATTCTTTTTCCATGTTTGTTTCGTCCATCGACAAGAATTTTAATAATTCTTGCTTGTCCGACTCATTTAAATTTTCAACGTAATTTTTTATAGTCTTATTAGCCAAATTAACCATTGAAGTTATTGGAAGTTGGATAGGTTCCTTTATAATCTTTGGTTGTTTAATCAAAGATTCCGATATCTGTTTTCTACTTTTTATTTTGTTTTCTATCTTTAGAATGTCCGTTGAGAATAGGTTATCTATTGATTCATAAAGATTTTCGGAAGGTATATCTCCAACCCAATAATTTAAATTATCCAATTGGGATTTATTAATCTTATTTATTGTATTTTCATAAATAGTAACACATTCATTAATATAATCGTTTACTATACCGGAATTCATCCCTTTGTTACTATTCAACTCATCATACAAATAAAATAATTTACTGATATTCTTATTTTCCAAAACCAATTTTTTGAAAAATTTCATTTCATTTTTGAATTCTCCCTTAGAGTATGACTCAAGTAGATTCTTTTCTATCTTTGATTTTAATATTCCAAATTTCATTTTTCTATTTTTCATATAAATATCAATCTTTAAGAAGTTTATTCAAATGATATTCCATTTCACCCAAATAATTTTTACCTTTCGATAAATCTATTACTTGATCAGAACCAATTAATGATTCATTCTCCAAAAGAATATTTAAATTATCCCTCTTAACCGATTCAGGAGCTAATTCAGGACCTCCACCTGGAGGAGGTGGAGTTGGAGCACCACCACCAGCTTCACCTCCCGATTCACCACCTGGAGGAGGGGTTGCCCCACCGCTTTCAGTTGCACCTGATTTACTTCCATATAATTTATCAATATTGTCAAAGACACCTGTATGTGAAATAATTGTTGCAGTATTTGTCAATTCAGTACCAACCGCTCTTTCAATACGTTGTTGTTGTAAATCAATTTTAACTTCCTCATCTGAGAATCCGAGAATATGTTTTTTAGCCCAAGTGATTGATGTTGGCATAATACCCTCAGGACCAGCAGTTGTCGCTTCTTTATATGTTGCAAATTTTTCTTTCCAAACATCAATTCTTAACAAATCGGCTTGTGATGAAGGATTGGTTAATCCTAACGTAAAATTATTTAATTCATCCTCAAATCCTAACAAGAATAAATGGATAATAGCAACCTTATTAAGTTCTGCAATCATAGATTTTTGGATTCTATTAATTGTTCTAGCAAAACGAATGTCTATTAATGACAGATTCTTACCCTCACCAACAGGTTCCTCAAATCCTAAAAATGCCTTTGGTACACGTAGGGCGGTTAATAATTTCTTTTGGATGTATTCAATATCTGCAATCTCACCTAAGTTTGTTCCTCCCGGTAAAGTTTCTATAGGATTAGTTGCTGCCGGATCTCTAACAGGGATAAAATAATCTTGATCTACCGCCATTTGATTGAATCTCATATCCACATTACCTGTCGCTGAATCCACAACCTGACTCCTCTTAAATTTATTCGCCACACGTTGAACATACGCTTCAACATCCTTATCATCCATGTTACCGACAAAAACCTTAAACACCCTCCTTTCAG